CCACTCCACAAGCCCCTAGTAGGTTTAGCCCATGTAAGCCGGACTTGCTTATGCGCATACATGGTCGCACTAAAATTTGTGATAGAGGCTATTCCGAAGGCATCTATGGCCATCTGTTTAAGTAAGCCCTTGGAGATGGTTACTTCGGAATTTTTCCCATCTCCATAGCCTGTCCTAGGATTGCTTACGGACTTCTTATAGTTTCCTGCAGGTAATGGAAGACTCATTACAGCTCCCGCATTTGAAAAAGGTGTGCTGTCTCCTAGGACTGCTGCCGTTCCTCTGTTCTTCCCTCCGGCTCCTCCAAGCGGTATAAATACTTCACTCATTACTTACTCACCCCCTTTAATTTAACCTTAAACTCCTTGTTAGGCTT